CTCTTCCGATCTCTGCAACAGGAGTAGGTGCAGTTGTTGCTCCAATTGTTGGAGTTGTTGTTGGTTTAGCAACTGGAGCAGTTCTTTCAATTGGTCTTCTTAAAGGACATGCCCAAGACCTTGCTGCATCTTCTGCAATGGCAATTGCTTCTTTTACTGGGGCAGTTGCACTACAAGATCAAATTGCAGCATCACTTAAACTTTATTATGAAAGAGAAATTGCTATAGCAAATGCTGCAGGAGATACTCTTAAGGCAAAAGAACTTGAAGCAGCATATGCAGCAAAGAGTGCAAAAATTGAGGCTCAAGGTATTAAAACAAGACAAGCAGCCGTAGACATGTTTATTAAGTCTAGAGGAAATACAGAAGCAGCATTATTGCAATCTGCAAAAGATAAAGCATCAAGAAAATATAAGGGAACTGCAGAAGCAGATTATTTGGGAGCAGCAAATAGTGTAGCAAAAAAAATAAGTGGAGTAGCAGAATATCAAATTAACTTTGCAATGGGAACTGGAGCATTAACTCCTTCTCAAGTTGTTTCATTAGCAGATCTAGTTGGAACAGGTAAAAAAGAATGGTCAACAATATTAAAGATTGATACTAGGTTTGGCGGAACTACTGCAAGTGAAGTTTCAAATATTATGTCAGCAATTGGAAATAAAGAAACTGCTATGAATATTGCAATGAAAGTTCGTAATGCTAAAACAGATAAAGACTCAAAAGATTTAATTAGAGTATTTAGTTCTCTTAGCCAACTAAGTGGTGAGTTTGATATTTCCGTAATTGCTGATTATATTTTAAAAAATCCAGAAGCATACGCAGCAATTAAAAATATAACTGATCAACTTGATAAAAATAATGGAAAACTTACAATTGATGTTCTTACAAAGTTTTTACCACCAGATGTTCTTGGAAGCATTGATGAAACATTCTTTAATAATTTAGACCAAAATGCTCGTCGTGTTTATACAACAACTATTTCTCAAATTCTTATTGTTGAAGATGCAAAAATAATTTCAGGAGAAGATTTTAAAGTTTGGAGAAACCAAGAAGGTAAGTATGGTGGAAAACAATTTGAAGGACAAAAGCATCCACAACAATGGTGGACACAAACATATGCAAACCTTAAAGCACAGCAATTTGTTGTAGAAAATCCTACACTTGTTTCATCTCCAAGCGGAGCAACCACAACCCCATCATCCGCTGGAAAACGAGATACAACATTTGATGATTTGCTAAATACACTAAAACGCACAAGAGATGCAACCATTAATGCAATGGGTGGCGCTAAAGAACTTATGCGTATTCTTGGTGGGAAAAAAGATCTTCAGTTCTTTAAAGGAATTGATCAGCAACTAGCAGCCCTTGGTGCCAATACAGACTTTATTGACTTTGTGGGGGGACTAGAAAAGGCTATCCAGGGTAAACTCATAACCATTAGTAAAAAGGGCGTAGTAAGCCTCACAGACCTTGGTAAGGCTGCTAAAAAGGCCTTTGATGAAAAGCAACTAGGACTTTATAGTTCTAAAAATGCACAAGCAATTAAAGCAACAATTGCACAAAGATCACAGTTTGCAAGACTTAAGGCTTCTGGTGTAGAGGCTTCAGATGCCTTAAATATGGTTGCAGATAGTGAATTTATGATTTCACTTGCTGCTCAAACAAATGTTAAAGAAATACAAAGACTTATTTCTGAATGGAAAAACTTACAAGCACAAACAAAGAAAACTGCAATTGCTAATGATCCACAACAATATTTTAAAGATCAGATGGATATTGCAACCCAAGCATTAGATGTACAAGAACGTATGGCTCGTAGACAATATGAACCACAAATTGCTGCAATTAATAAATTAGTTGATGCAAATAATGTTGTTATTGAACAAAAACAACGCATGCTTGAAACAGATACAAAGATTGGCAACAGAACAATTGATAGCATTAATAATGAAATTGATGCACTTAATCGTTCTTTGTCTTTGGGTATTGATAAAACATTACAATCACTACAAGACCAGTCATCAAAACTATCTGAAGATCAAACAGTTATTGGTCATGCAGTAGATGCAATTAACCAAAAGTATGATCTTCAAGAACAAGCACTCACAAAAATTTCTGAAATTAATCAAGAAATTGTTGCATCACAAAAACAACAAATATCCCTTGCAGATGCAATAACATCTGGAGATATTTCTGCTGCTGCACAGGCTGTACAAGACATGAGGGCAGCATCCGCAAGCCAAGCAAATAAAATTGCATCTGATGCTATAACTGCTGCTAGAGAAGCAGAAATTGCAGGAGTAAAGGGACCACTAACAGGATTAACAACAGCCCAAATTGCAGAACAGCAATATCAGATTGATAGACAAACATTTACTCTTACTCAGCAACGTGCAGTTGTTGAGACACAAATTGCTGCAAAGCAAGAAGAAATTTATCAGATTAATTTATTGCGTAAACCAGTTCAAGAAGAAATTACAAGACTTGAAGATCAAAACTATCAATATTTAAATAATCAAATTCCTTTGCTACAAAATAAATTAAATGCAGAACTTGATTCAATTGATGCACAAAGAAATAAATGGGAAGATGCACAACTTGCAATTGACCTTGCTAATACAAAAACAGATGCATTTACTAAAAATCTTGATGAAGCAAATACTATTCTTGCCCAAGTAAGTAAATTATGGAATAGCATTACTGATAAAAATCTTAAATTAACAATTCAGCAAATTGAGCAAGCAATTCAAGGAACATCTGTTTCTGCAAATGCATCGGTATCTGATAATTTAGCAGCAATTAAAAAGAACGCTGATTTAGTTGGTGCAACTGCTGTAGAAACAGCAAATGCTATTTTTGACTATGCAAAATCAGCAAATACAAATCCTTCACAACAGTTCCGTGATTATGGCGCTGGAGTTACAATTTTTGCACCTACAAATCTTGACAGAAATAATCCTGAAGCAATTCTTAACGCAGCAATAGATAGCATAAAATCTGGTTCAGCATCAGGATCAAGAGGAAAACTAGGACAAATTCTTGGAATGGGTACTTTGTCTTCTGGTGGAATGGTTCCAAGATATTTTGCTTCTGGAGGATTCTCTCGTGGTACAGACACGGTTCCTGCAATGCTTACCCCTGGTGAGTTTGTAGTTAAGAAATTTGCGGTAGACAAGTTTGGACTTAAAAATCTAAATGATATTAATAATGGAACATTTAATCCAAAATCAACAGTAGCATCAGTAAATAATAGTTCCAACTCAGTGTATAATTATGGTGTTAGCGTTAATGTTTCTAACTCAAATGCAAGCACAGACGATATTGCAAGAGCAGTTATTACTCAGATTAAAAACATTGATGGTCAAAGAATTAGAGGGCAGAAGTAATGGCTACATCGGTTTACATGAACCAAAGAAAAAGATACCAAAGACCACAGAGTATTCTATGGTCTGAAAATGCTGGTACTTTGACAAATGGTCTTTATGTGCCTCAAGGCTATGAAGTCGGCGGTACATATCCAGAAGGAACATCATCAGCCTTAATTGATCAATTCTTAGTATTATCAGACCATAATAGAACAGATATGTCATTTAGCCCACAGAGAATTGAACAACGCCAAAGAACAATTAATGGAAGAATGCGTTCATACCATATTGCAGATAAACTACAAATGTCTGTTTCTTGGAATAATTTACCATCAAGATCACATAATGCAAACCCAGATTTTTCTTATGAGGTGGCTGCAGCAAGTGCTACAGAATATACAGCAGATGGTGGTGCAGGCGGAGGAGAACTTCTTAATTGGTATGAAAACCATAAAGGACCATTTTGGATGTTTTTAGCATATGATAAATACAAAAATTTTGAAGCATATGAAAACCCATATGCACATCTTTCACAATATAATCAAATACTTCAAGTCTATGTTTCTGATTTTAATTATACAGTTGTAAAGCGTGGTGGATCAAACCACGATCTTTGGAATATTACTGTAAGCCTAGAAGAGGTTTAAATGTTTGTTAATGAAACATTAAAAACTCATCTTGAAACTTCTTCAACAGTAAGACTTGAATCTCTTGTCTTGGCTGAGTGGAACATGAATATGCCAGATAATATTTTTAAAGTTGGTAATTATAGATACAGGCCACAAGAACCAGGAAGCCAATACTACACTCTTATTCAAAGTTTTGACCAAAGCGACTCTGGAAACTATTATACTGGTGCCCTTGAATCCGACATTATAATTAATAATGGATACACCAATGAAGATGTTCCTCAAACTTTTCTTTCTATAAAAGAAAAAAATAAACTTTTTTATTCTTTACAAGATTGCCTAAACCCATTTAGACCAAGATCAGGAATTAATAAGCCACTTTATTTTTCAGGTAAATATTTGGCAAACTCTGGTAAAAATATTGCAGAACGACCAAGATATTATATGCCCTCTAGATATGACCAATTTAAATATTGGACTTCATATAGAACGGAATCAAATAAAGAATATGGAATTTCTAATACTAATGTTGGGTCAGAGTATTACATAGCAGATACAGCACCTTTTGTTGTTTATAAAGAGGCTGTTCCAGCAAATAGAATTGTTGTTAAGATGCAAACAAACATTGGAACAGTTGACTTGGGCCCATTTCAAACCTCAACTGCAACATTGCCAGATCCACTATATGGAGATGCAAACAAAACTACTCCAGTAAAATGGAAAATTCAATATTTAGATAATAACAACTGGGTTGATGTTTATTCTTTTGATCAAAATACACTTAGAGATAACGCTACTGCTGCAATTCAGTCAGATGGATACGTTGAATTAGAGTTTGGACTAATAATTCCAGAACAATACCAAGATTTATTTTTTCATGCGGAAACTTTATCTAGTGCAACTTTACTTCCAGAAGTATCTGTAGATGGGTATGCATATCATATTATTGAAAATTCTAGTGATGCAGGAACAATTTATATTTGGACTGGATCAACGTATGAAACATTTCCAGCAACTTACGGATGGAAACTTGGATCAGAAACAATAAATAATAATACTGATTTTGTTACAGATTTTACTTCTCCGTCTACGTATGTTAACTATGAAAACAACTCAACACTATATAGAGAATTTTTGTATATAAATGGTTTAAGAATTATTGTTGATACTATGAACAAGTTTGATTCAACTTTTGACCTAATTGAAATGTCTCCAAGGCTTGTAGCAAATATATCAGATAAGGTTGTTGATTATAAAGTCACGAAAGTATTATCTGATATTGGTTCAACTTCTTTACCAGTAGGACAACTTTTAGCATCAACTGGAGATTTAAACTTATTTGATGATGATCAATCTTTTAATTATGAAAATACATCAAGCATAATTAAAAATTATATTAGAAAAAACATTAAATTTAATTTTTATGAAAACATACTAGATGTAGATGGATCAAATTATTATGTTCCAATAAAAACTTTATACTCAGATGGTATACCACAAGCAAATAATACTGGAGCAAGCATAAGCATAAATCTGCGTGATTTTTATTTTTATTTTGAATCAATGACTGCTCCAAGACTATTGCTCACAAATGCATCATTAAGTTATGCAATTTCTGTTTTACTTGATTATGTTGGATTTACAAATTATAGTTTTAAAAGGTTAGAGAATGAAAGCGATCCAATAATTCCATATTTTTTTGTTGCACCAGATCAAAATATTGCAGAGGTTTTAAATCAACTTGCAGTTTCTACTCAAAGCGCAATGTTCTTTGACGAGTATAACAATTTTATTGTAATGAGTAAAAACTATATGATGCCATCTAGCACAGACAGAGAGACAGACTTCGTACTGTCTGGTAGTAATAACCAGTCTGTTGACGGAATAATAGAAAATCAGTCTTCTGGAAATCTTCCAAATATTTTGCAAATATCTTCAAAAGATAAAAAGATTTATAACGATGGAAAGATTAACTATACAACTAGATACATTCAACGCTCTTATGGGTCTGTTCGTCAAGCAAGTCTTGTTGATCAAGAAAAAACATGGATATATAAGCCTGTGCTTTTATGGGAAGTTGCTGGAACTGAGCAAACAAAAACAATAAATTCTATTTCATCAAATCAAAGCAACTATGTTTTAGGAGCAATGCCACTTAATTCAGATTTATCTGAGAATCCTCCAACTGTAATAAAAAACATAATGACAAATAATGTTTTTGATTTAGGAGAAAATATTTATTGGCTTACAAGATATACTGGGTATTTTTATTCTAATGGAGAAATTATTAAGTATGATGCAGCAGAATTTAATATAACTGGAACTGGAAATGTTTGGATATCAGACAACCAAGAATATCAAAAATATTTTGCATCTCTACCATTTAATGGAAAAATATATCCAACTGGTCTAGTTCGCATATACGCAAAGCCATACTACGAGACAGTAGATGGTGTGACAAGGCTAAAAAATGGAGATGTTGAGTCACACGGAAGAGGACAGTTTGGCACAACAATAACCTCACATTCTTCTGGACTACCATCATATTGGTCAAACAATGATTATGTCCGTGCATGTAAAATGAAATCTCAGTATTTGTTTACAACAGAAATTGACGCTACAGTGCCTGCAAATGAAACTGGTGCTGCGGGAGTGGATAATTTAATATCAAAACAAACTACTAGAAATGGTGTTATTAAAAACTTTATGGCAGTTTCAAATAAAACAGAAACTGATATAAATTTATTTCAATCAACACAAACTGGAACAATTCAGTCTTCTGCATTAGTTATAAATGGTCCATCTTTTAAAACAAACGAGGTTCCATTAAATTATGTTTCCTATGTTTATAAAAACCTTGATAATGCTTATAAACACTTTGGAACAAGAATGCGTATTGTTGGAAAACCAGAAAATAATGCTGATCGTTTTCAGACTCCTATTGGCTCAACATCGTACTATCAAGTAAATACTTCAACACCAAATCAAAGCGTAACAATAGGTGGTGGCAGTGGTGGAATTGCAGTAATGATTAATCCTGAAACCAACAATGGATATTATTTTGAAATTGTTGCTTTAACTGAAAATAATATTGAGTCATATCTAAATATTGATGCCCAAGGCCAAAGTGCAATTTCCATCAACAATGTTGTTTTTTATAAAATTAAAAAAGAAACAGGAACATCAGAAGCAATCCCAATAAAACTTTGGGGAGGACTTGCAAGCATCCTTGTTGACGATGGTCGCTTTACTGGACAATACAGGATGAATGGTGAAGAAAATCCAACGGTTTATGATTTATCTGTTGAGTATGAAAATGTTGGATCAATAAGAAGGTTTTATCTCTATATTAATAATAAATTAATTAGGGTAGTAGATGACACAGATCCATTACCAATATATAATAATATAGCATTATTTACCCGTGGATCATCTAGATGTATGTTTGAAAATGTATATGCAATTTCTGAAAACTATTCACAAAATACTGTTGCAACAGTTGCAGAAAAAATTTCAGATGTATTTGGAAAAGAACAAATTAATACCAGTGATTCATTTAGAAAATATGCAATGAGTGGTATTGTTCAGTCTACTTATCTTTCTGGTATTAGTGCACAACAACCACCAAAATATAATATGTATTTTGAAGAATTTGGCAGTATAATGAGAGAGTGCTCATACTTTAATATTAAATATGACCGTGCATATCCAGCCCTATACGCTAAACTCTCCCCAACTTTTAATAGAATTAAGGGTTATACGGTATCTGGTTTTTATGCAGATTCCTATGGAGCAGAATTTTTAATATTTAATTCTACAGATAAAGCATTGACTTTAGATGAAACTAGTGGAAACTACCTAAGAATACAAGGCATTACTTTTACTCAGGACACAACTCATTCACTAACGGTAGATGAGTATTATAGCAAAAGAGGAAATTTTGCAGATCCAGAATTAAAGGGAACAACCCTTGTCTATTCACCATTAATTGAACAAGAAAAATATGACAACATTAAATTAAGTAGATTAACATATGGTAAAAATGAATTTACAATTGATACTCCATATATTCAAACAGAAGATGATGCTAATTCTTTAATGGGTTGGATTACTGAAAAGTTAATGACTCCTAAAAAATCAATTGGTTTAAATATTTTTGCAATACCCACTATTCAACTTGGAGATATTGTTACAATTAATTATAAAGATAATAATAATATTAATATGGTTGCATCAGAAACCTCAAGATTTGTTATTTATAACATAGAGTATTCAAGAGGTTCAGACGGACCATCAATGACACTATATTTGAGTGAGGTGTAAAATGAAACCATCCGAATATTCTGGTAGTGCATATGATGAATCAGATACTAGAATGCTCAGAAGAGCAGGAATAATATCAAAAGAAGAACAAGATGTTAGAAATGCACTTGCTGCTGTTCAGGCAGACACTGGAGTGGAACAAGCGTTAGCAATTATTGCTGCAGCGCAGGCTAACTTAAATCCCCCACGTATTGAAGATCCAATTCCAGTAAAAAATTTAGTTGCACAAAACCAACCAGCACCATCACCAGTTTACGCTATTCCATTAACTCCAACCCCAGTAACATATGCTGCATCTTCAATAGCAAAAACAGTAACGGCGCCAATAAAAACAGCAACCCCAGAT